TCTTCCCGTATATCCCCGATGCAGTCGGAGCCGATGCTGGACAGTCCTTTTAAGATCCGACCTAATCCGATTCAATGACAGAAAAACCCAAAAGGAAACTACCACTACGAGGGGCAACCGAACCGAGGGTTCACAGCCCAGTCTTAAAAGGTAAATCCAGAGCTAGTGAAGTTTTAGACATGATTGATCGTCTAAAGATGGATCCGCTTATGCCATATCAGAAGCATGTCCTAAATCAGATGCTTATGGTCGATAAGAAGAATAACTATCGAATCAAGACTGCCTTGCTCTTAATTTCGAGACAAAATGGCAAAAGTTTTCTTGGCAGAGTCAGAGTTATATGGGGAATGTTCTATGGTGGCGAAAAGAAGATAATTATCATGTCTGCTAACCGCGCAACCTCTTTGATGCTCTTTCGAGAGATTGCCTGGACTATCGAATCAACCCCAGAGCTTAAATCCATGACTAAGGCAATTAGATACGCAAATGGCGGCGAAAGAATAGAACTACTCAATGGAGCGACTCTGGATGTCATTTCAGATAACTCATCATCACCTCGCGGAAGAACTGCCGATTTCCTCTGGATCGATGAAATACGAGAAATCTCTGAAGACGGGTACAAAGCCGCAGTGCCAGTAACTAGAGCTAGAGCAAATGCACAAACTTTCCTGACTAGCAATGCTGGCGACCATTTTAGTTCAGTGCTTAACGGACTAGTCGAGAGAGCAAAAGATTATCCACCTGAGACTTATGGCTATTATGAGTATTCAGCGCCACAGTATTGCAAGATAGACATTAGCTCTGATTCTTTCTGGAGAACGGCTGTAGCACCTAGTAATCCAGCATTAGGATTTACAATTACTAAAGAATCAATTGAAGAAGCTATTGCAACTAACCCAATTGAGCAAACACGCACAGAAACGCTGTGTCAATGGATTGACAGCTTGCAAAGTCCGTGGCCTCATGGAATCTTAGAAGAAACCTCGGATAACACCTTAGAAATGGCTCCAGGGGCTTATACTGTATTTGGTTTCGATGTCAGTCCTTCAAGGCGCAATGGATCATTGGTCGCAGGACAACTTTTGCCAGATGGAAGGATTGGCATCGGGATCTTAGAGACTTACAGCTCTCAAATGGCAATAGACGAACTGAAGATGGCTTCAAGCATAAAATCCTACTGTGATCTCTACAAACCGAGACTTGTCGGGTTTGACAAGTATGCTACTCAGACTATTGCTGATCGATTGAGTCAAAGTGGCGTAATGTGTGAAGATGTCTCAGGCCAGCAGTTCTACAAAGCCTGTGGTGATCTCTTAGAAGGTTTAGTCAATCATCGGGTAGTTCACAATGGTCAAGAAGAGCTAATTCAGCAATTTAACAATTGCGCAGCTAAAGTCAATGACTCAGCCTGGAGAATCATCAAGCGTAAGTCAGCAGGCGATATTTCAGCCATTATCGGAATTGCAATGGTTGTTTCTAAGTTAATGCTTCCAGCGCCTAAGCCTCAGATTTATAGTTAGACACGCCGCTTGTGTTTGTCTAATTACTTGACAAATGGTACCCTTTATGTCTATGGGTATCTTCTCGCGTAAGTCTGAAATCATGGAAGCTCAAGAAGCTCCACAAATCATGTCAGATGCTTATCTGACTTATGGAAGTTACTTTCCAGTACAAGTGACTCGCGCACAGGCTTTACAAGTGCCTTCAATTAAAAGATGCCGCGATTTAATCTGTGGCACTATTGCAAGTATCCCACTTGAGTATTACAAAAAATCAACTGGAGAAATGATCACAGCTCCAAGATGGGTACATCAACCATCTAAGTCACAACCACGATTTGAAACACTATATTTTACTTTAGATAGCCTCCTCATGCATGGGGTAAGTTATTGGCAAATTACCGAGACTTATTTAGAAGACAATCGAATGGCTAACGCTAACTGGGTTTCTAACAGTCGCGTAACATTTAATACAGATTCAACTAACAGTTTTGTAACACAGTATTTTTTAGATGGCGCACCTTTGCCAATGTCAGGTCTAGGATCTTTGATCACATTTCAAAAAGATGAAGGTATTCTTGCTGTTGGCGGTTCTACAATTAAAGCCGCACTAGATGCACAAAGAGCTGCAAGTGTTGCTCTTGAAACTCCATCAGCTACGGGTTACTTAAAGAACTCAGGTGCTGATCTTCCACCTAACGAAGTTTCTGGATTATTGGCCTCATGGAATCGCGCTCGTAAAAATAATGGAAGCACTGCGTATTTAACTTCTACTCTTGAATATCAAACTATTGGTTTCTCTCCTAAAGACATGGCCTACCAGGATGCAATCCAGGGATTAGCAACGGAGTGCGCCAGACTTTGCTCAGTTGATCCTTATTATGTAAGTGCTTCAATGAATACAAGCATGACCTACAGTAATGTAATTGATGAAAGAAAACAATTAGTAGCTTTGACATTGCAACCTTATGTTTCCGCAATAGAGTCAAGGCTTAGCATGGATGATATAAGCACTTCTGGACATTATGTTAAATTTAGTTTAGACGACACATTCTTGAGAACAGAGCCATTGGAAAGATTGGCTGTTCTTGAAAAGATGCTTGCACTTGGTTTAATTACAACTGAGCAGGCAATGGAAATGGAAGACCTATCACCTAACGGGAATGGCAACTAATGGAAACCCTATATATCGAAGCATCATCAATTGAGTGTTCAGAAGAACGCCGCGAAATCTCTGGAAAGATCGTACCTATGGGTACTGGAGAAATCGGTAGCACAAATCTAGGACAATACACATTTGCTGCTAACTCTATTGAGATTGCAGATCCTTCAAAGATTCGTTTATTGTCGCAGCATAATTTACAAAAGCCAATCGGCAAAATGATCTCATCAGAAACACGCCCAGATGGAATTTACGCTGTTTTCCGTTTAAGTCGCAGCACAGCAGGATCCGATGCTTTGATCATGGCACAAGAAGGATTAGTCACAGGGTTGAGTATTGGTGCAGAGATTATTGCATCAAAGCCTTCAAAAGATGGCTATACAGTCGTATCACAAGCTAAGTTAAAAGAAGTTTCTCTAGTAACTGTTCCTGCATTTGCATCAGCAGAAATCTTAGAGATCGCAGCAGAGGAAGTTATCCCTGTTGCAGAAAATCCAACTACAGAAAGCGAGACAGCCGTGGAAGAAACCACTCCAGCAGTCGAAGCAACACCATCAGTAGAAGCTGCATCTGTCGAAGCTGCTCGCCCTACTGTTTCAGCAAGTTATTTCACAACACCACGCATCAACACAGATGTGACAGCAGGACAATATGCTAAGGCACAAATCCTTGCATCTCGCGGCGATGCAGATGCACGCGATCTAATCGCAGCTCTACAGGTTGCAACAGTTGCAGAGAATACAGGTATGGTTCCACCAGCTTACCTTAAAGACATTATTGGAATCATTGATTCATCACGCCCGTTCATTGATAGCATCGAGCGTGCAGCCTTGCCTGCCTACGGGATGAAAGTATTTACTCCAAAGCTAGGGGCACAGGCAATAGTGGGATTGACAGCAGAGGGTGCAGAGTATGCATCACAAGATACTGCGGTCACATTTCAAGAAGATAATGTTGTTAAATTTGCAGGTGCAGGAATTCTAGACGAAGAATTGGTTTTGCGCTCTGACCCATCCTTCCTAGACCTTTATCTACGCGAGTTGGCAGCAAGCTATGCACAGAAGACAGATAACTATGCAGCAAAGATTGCAGCAGAGGCAGCAGCAGGATCATCTTCATCAACAATTTACAAGTCAATTGCAGCAGGTATTTCAGATGCTTACGGCGTAATGCGTGCAACACCTAACAACCTATTGGTTGCAACAACAGGTGGAGAAGATGGCATTGATTTCGCAGGATTACTAGGCGCAGTAGATGGTTCAAACCGACCACTATTCGCAGCAGCAGCATCTCAGAACGCCGCTGGTCTAATCACACAAGGATCAACAAATGGCACAGTTGCAGGTCTTAACTTGGTAGTTGATGCTAACTACACAGGTGACAATGCAAATGCTAAGCACGCCCTTGTTTATCCAACAAACGCAATGCGATTCCACGAATCAGGCACACTACAGGTTCGTTCAAACATCGTTGCAAATGGACAGCTTGAAATCGGCATCAGCGGATTTGTTTGTGTAGTTAATCGCTACCCAGCAGCTTTCCGCAAGCTAAATGTTGCATAAGTAACACACTAAGTCGCTCTAGGGGCCAGTAGCCCTCTGGCCCCTAGAGTCTTTAGAAAGGATAACAATGGCACTCACGACAGTCGCAGAATTAAGGTCCACACTTGGTGTGGGCACATTGTATCCTGACGCTACGCTCCAAGAAGTTGCAGATGCCGCGGATGCGGTACTCCTTCCTATGCTATGGGCCAATAACAATTTTGCTGTTTCCCATTCCAATGTTGGAACTGTTGGAACTTTAGTTTTTGATGTACCAGTTTTAGATGTTTATTATGTAGGGCAACAAGTTACTGTTTCTAAAGCAGGTTCTAGATTTAATGGAACAAAAACAATTCTAAGTGTTTCTGAATACTCAATCACGGTAACAACTACGCACACTTCAGATAATGCTAATCACCCATTTAACCCACCTGCAGTAGTTACAGCTACCACTTATGTTGATTGGGCAGAAGATACAGCAGTCCAGCAAGCGGCATTACAAATATCTGTTGAAATCTGGCAAGCAAGAACCGCTACACTCTCAGGTTCTAACGCTGTTGATTTCCAGCCAAGCCCTTACCGAATGAGCGCACAGCTTCTCGCTAAGGTGCGAGGATTGATCGCACACGCACTAG